GTCGTTCTAGACGTTGAGCATTCGTTTTGATATGAGAATTCGCACTAATAATGGTCCGTTTTGCTCTGTGATAACCCTTACCGAACGTAAATGGGCCACTAACTGGTTAAGTCCAGAAATAAGTGGAACCCCTACGTCTTACGTCAAGGCGGACTTCGGTCCGACTGGCGAACAGTTATGGCTCGTGCCTGGTTCTTACAGAACTTTAGCGGAGTCTATGACTGACGACAAAGGTAACGATGGGCGCTTTCGCGCCTGTCATCATACGATTGAAACGAATGAGTTTACTAGTGGTGCAATAAGGACTCTATATGGGGAATGTGCTCAAACAAACACATTTCTCAAAGGAGTAACCGTACCGATCATTAGTTCGCTCATTAGTTTTTCACAGCCACCTAATGTAGACATGGTCGCTATGGCCGATGAGGCCACAGCATTCATGATCCCTCATGTGAATGAGGGTGATTCATTAGTTAACTTCCTCCTTGAATTAAAGGATGTGAAGCGGTCTGTGTCAAACGCTGGAATCGCTTTATCACGTGTATTTGGGAATCCGACAAATCTAAAGAGGTTCAACCCTCGTAAGATAGAGTCGTACTCAGATCTTAGCTTCAAGCTACGCTCAGGTCGTGGTAAGATGTTGAAAGACATCACCAAGAGACTTGCAGGCGCGCATCTAGAAGGATCTTATGGTATCCAGCTAACTGTAGCAGATATCGTAAGTTTTTATACCTCTCTAGAGGATCTTGAATACAAATTCAAGGTCCTAAAGCAATATGCGAATCGTTCGCAGGTGCGCCACTATAGGCGCTATATACCAGCTTCGGCTGGTGTACCTACGAATCGGGAGTGGAGATATCAGACTGCATCGACGACCGGATGGCCGGCGAACTGCACTTTTGATAGTAGTCCATCGCCACGCGCAAGCGTGACTACGCGTAAGCGTACAAGGTGGATACTCCGTCCCGTCTACCACGCAACGATGAGGTATTCTTACTCTCTACCGTTGTTGGAGGAAGCACAAGCGAAACTAGACGCCCACTTTGCAGCTATTAGGAACCTTCCTAGTAACGGCATCGATCGGGCTGAAAGTAATGCAAGTGAGCAACGTCGCCTTAATGGCGATATGTACGCACTTGCACGTCTAGATGCGCTCGGGGTCCGTGTGGACCCGGGCATAGTGTGGGATGCAATCCCACTTTCGTTTATCGTCGACTGGGTAGTCGACGTGAGTAGCTTCTTGCATTCATTTGCTCGAAGCAACTTCCCAATTGAAACAAAAATAACTGATTTCTGCCACTCTTTGGCATACAGTTATGAAGCTGAAATTTCTCAGACATTCCTGGCTAATACTACAGTTAATTACGTCCCTCCACCTTTATGGTGGACGGATGCGAAAGACCGTTTTAGAAATCCAGGTTCTGTCTATAGGAGGACCTATTCAGCTTATGATCGCAGTCTGATAAAACCAGATGCCCATGCGGTCGCCGTCAAGAGTCTCAAGTTGCGACAGGCTGCCATTGCTGGTAGCTTGTTGATTACTAGAACTCTCACAGCGCGGAGGTAGCGTTGTCATTCTGACAACAACCTCCCAGTTCAACTAGCTTAATCGCTTGTTGAGTTAGCACATTTGGATCATCCGTTAACGTGAAGAGTCATTACAATTTAGTGCAGTTATACTTAAACCTTTTGGGTGTAGTATAATGAATCTAACGAGTCAGGTTTAATCCTGAGTTGTACTGTTGATCGTAAACGTCAGCGGTAGTCTAGGTGTGTACACGTCATCAACCTTAAAGAAAGGCTTAATAACATGTTAACCCCAGATCTGGTCATTACCGATAGCGGTAGTGTCACTAAACCCGGTGCCGAAGGAGCGAAAACTTACGCTCAGGTAGCATCTCCCCTCGATGGCAAGACACTGCGACGAATCGCCGCCAATGCAACTACTGTTCCTCACGAAGTGACTATCAGTCACACGTTGAGTGGTAGTAGTTTTAAGCAAAGGGTGCGATCGTTAGTGCGTGCGGATCTCAGTCGGCTTGATACCGATGTGAGTTTAACTGGTGGCGTCACGCCATCAGCCGCAGCATACTTCGTGTTGGATCGTCCGCTGCAAAGCAACGGTTACATCACGACTGCGCATCTTGATACGCTTATGTCCGTTGTCGTTGACATCCTTTTGGTGTCAGGGCAATGGGGTAAGCTCCTCAACAGAGAGGCTTAATACTATCATGAACGCCGTGAGGCGTTCAGAGGATAGTAGCCGGCGAAGTCGCCGGTCAGCGTCTCTCGTCATTATTAGAATACGCGAGCTTAGTCGCAAGCGCAGTTGGATAGTGACGTTGTCGTTAGGAGGTTTGGGGATTCGGGTCAGATTAAGGTTAGTTATTATGCTTGGAAGGCCACTCTAAAATGAGGAACCTGAAAAGCCAGGCTGAGCGTTTCTACGTTCAGCTTTTCATAGCTGGCCTTCAATCTGTGAAGGCTAGTGCATCTGCATATCCAAACGTTGAGTTCAAACGTGATGTTCAAGAAATTGAACACCGCGTTTGCCATGAAGGTTTACAGTTCCTAACAAGAACTGTTCCTTCTTTAGCTAAGGCCATTGACACGGCATTAGCTAATGATCGAATCGTACAAGTACGCGGTTTCCAATTGGCAACCGGTACCCAACTGCCCCGATTTCTCGGGTGGTTGATACGAAACGTATTCAACGTGGACGGTAGCGAACGCAGTGATGCGTGCGCAGGTTCACTAAAATGGCTGCGACAAGTTTGTTACATTCTGTACAAACTTGAAGTGCCGACTACCAAACAACAAAATGAACATACAATTAGCTCATTCGTTGCAACAGACACCTCCTTGCCATCTTGGCAAGGATACACAGAAAGTCAACCCAGATCCGTTCAACATCCTTTGGGATACGAACGGCGCGATTATAAAAAATCACGTCTACTGGGCGACTTGCCGACACGATGTTCACTACCTCCCGTTGGGGAGAGTGAATCCGCCGATCCACATTGTACGTTGGGCTCCATGCGAATGGAAAGCCCTGTATTCTGTGGACCAAGGGGAAGAGTTCCAGTTCCCTCTGCTTCCTGCAGGGGGAGCTTGGTCTCTCCGTATCGGTTCCCGTGGGTTCAACAAGCTTCCATTCTCGTCAAGAGAGTGGTCGGCATGTTGGATCCTAAAGCTGAGCCTTTCAAGGCTCGGCACGGAACTGGTAGCGTCTCAACTGGCGAACTCCCTCATGAAAAGGCCGTATTTCAACGGTACTTCCATGATCTACACTCAGTATTCCCACACGGAGAATACTTTGCGTATAATTGGAGTCACTATGTTGACGCGGTCGACGTTGAGTCCATGGCTGAATTTAGATCGGGCACTGCTAAGGTGGTGCTCGTCCCTAAAGACAGCCGTGGTCCAAGGTTAATATCATGTGAGCCCTTGGAATACCAATGGATCCAGCAAGGCCTTCGGAGACAGCTTGAGAAAGCTATCGACGATTGTCCCTTAACTCATGGCCGGATTAATTTCCGGGACCAGAACGTTAATAGGGATTTAGCCATGCGCGGGTCTAGAGGTGAGCCTTGGGTCACATTAGATATGAAGGATGCAAGTGATAGGGTCTCAGTTGCCTTAATACAGCAACTGTTTCCTGAACCGTGGTTGACGTGCCTTATGGCATCGAGAACTCCGGCCACTGTACTCCCGTCGGGAGAGGTGTTCCAAATGCGAAAGTTCGCTCCTATGGGAAGCAGTCTCTGCTTTCCTGTGGAGTCTCTCGTATTCTGGTCCCTCTCTATAGCAGCCATTATGCAAACACATAAGTTGACAGCCTCTCAGGCATCAACTTTAATGTATGTGTTTGGCGATGATCTCATCATCCGTCGTGAAGTCTATCAGACGGTACTAGATCACTTACCTCTCGTTGACCTCAAATTCAATGAGAGTAAGTGCTGTGTAGCAGGCTCCTTTAGGGAGTCATGCGGATGTGACGCCTACAAAGGCGTCGATGTCACCCCTCTTCGAGTGAAGAGTACATGGGATCATCGTAAAGGTACGTCAATCGCAAGTTATGTAACACTACACAATGTTGCAATCGAGCGAGGATTATTCAACTTAGCAGATTGTATTTTTTTAGAAATAACGAAATACATAAAACTTCCATACGCTGAGAGCGCGGAAGTTGGATATGTCTGTTGGGTTGATTACCGTAAAACGGCCATTCAAATGAAGCGATGGAACAAACAGTTCCCACGGCGTTATAACCGTAGGTTCCAATGTTTCCAAATTCGCACTTGGATGGTCCACAACCGCCCTTACAGGGCCGTTGTACCGGGTTGGGCTGAGATGCTACGTGTAGCATCTTATTCAGTCGATTCTGATGATGAATCAGATCGATGCTTGGCTCCTGCTGGTGATCTCGTCAGAGATTTACCGCACCAGGGAAACTTTAAAAAGTTTCTCCCACGCGAACCAGTAGTTACGGCGTACCAATACGCCTTTCCTCGTAGGGCTACCCTAATACGAGGATGGTATCCGACTTTACCGTCGGC